AATCGATGGCGGCAACGGCAGCTCTGGATTTGTAGTATTAAAATATGAGGACACAAAAACAATCACCATCGGCGCTGGCTTAACAGGATCAACAACAAGTGCAGGTGGTTTCAAAACGACAACAATTACCGCAGGCACAGGAAATGTGAGCTGGACATAATGGCACACTACGCATTTTTAGATAAAAACAACATTGTCACAGAAGTAATTGTCGGTGATGATGAGACAAAACTTATCGAAGGTTTAGATCCTGAAACTTGGTACGGCAATTTTAGAGGACAAATTTGTAAGCGGACAAGTTACAATCACAATATCCGTTACAACTATGCAGGAATTGGATATTCATACGATCCAATTGATGACGCTTTTATTGCGCCAATGCCTGAATGTGGACATAAAGAATTATTGCTAAATGATTTAAAACGTTGGGAATGTGCAAATGATGAGCACAATTTTAAATTATCCTAACGGCACAGCTGCGGCCTTAATTGCGGCTGCGCTTGCAGAAGTTGGCACAGTAGAAAAGGGCGAAAACCTTACAAAATACGGCAAATTTACAAAGGCCGACGGTTTGCCTTGGTGCGGAAGTTTTGTGAACTGGTGTGCAAATGAGGCCGGTATCAAAATCCCAAGCATGGTCAGCACAGCTGCCGGAGCACAGAAAATGAAGGATTTAGGCCGTTGGAAAGAAGTGCCAAAGCTGGGCGACCTTTGTTTCATGGACTTTCCGCATGACGGTGTAGATCGAATAAGCCATATTGGGATTGTGGTCAAGGTTGGTCTCAAGAGCGTTCTCTGTATCGAGGGCAATACATCTGGCACTGGCGACCAGCGCAATGGCGGCATGGTCATGATAAAAGAGCGATTTATCGGCAAGGAAATAGTTGGTTTTGCTAGGCCAAAATACTCAGAATATGCCGGAGAATTTCCAACTGTACAGCTGCCAAAGGCGGCTAACAAGGAGAAGAAAAAATGAAAGAATTGAAGCCAATGCTTGCCAGTTATGCTCGATCATTCATTGCGGCGGGTCTTGCAGTGTATATGGCCGGTGTGACAGATCCAAAGGCGATTGCCTCAGCTGGTCTTGCGGCAGTCTTGCCGGTACTTATGCGCTGGTTAAATCCTAATGACAAGGTTTATGGTCGCAAGTGATTCCAAAACTGCAAGCGGCAACGCTGGCGGTGTTCTTGTCGCTGGCTTTGTCGTCTTGCAATTATCAGGGATACACGCGCTATCCATGCCAAGAATTTGAAAATTGGGAAAATGATGAATGTCAGCGACCAAGGTGCGAAGCGCAAGGCGTCTGCACAGAGGACTTACTTGGAGACATTGTTAAGCCACAGCCAAAGCCGTCCTAGATATCAAAAACGTTTATCGCCAGAGGATATTAAAGCCCGGTTGATTTTGTTTATCGGCATGACTTTGTCAGTGGTTTTCTTAATTGTTACGCTAGGGATTACCTACGCTTTGATTTTTGTAACTCAGCCTGTATCGGCTCAAGCTCCCAACGACGCAGCTTTCATTGACTTACTTAAAACGCTGGCCATTTTCTTGACTGGATCACTTGGCGGCGTACTTGCGTCCAACGGCCTCAAAGACAAAACACCTACCGACACGCCCAAAATCACGCCTAATCCTTGACCTTGTCAGCTGTTGCGGTCACACTTTTCCAAGCGGCACAGACAAGGTCGCTACGGGAGCAAATATGTACAGCATGGCAGAAGTATTTATGTGGATCATGATTGGCGTTTTACTTGGCTTTACAGTCGGCTACACGATTGGCCTAAAAGAAGGCAACCGCGTGGGCTTTGTACGGGGCAAGATTTCAGCTAGTAAGTGGGCAAACCGATCATGAGTTTCTTAGACAATTATGAGACGGTCAACCAGAAGGTAATCAGGCTTCACGCAACTTATCCGACCAACCGTATTGAAACCTCAATCATTGACTGGAATGCCGAAAAGGGCTTCATTCTGATCGAGTGCCGTATTTATCGGCGTTATGAAGATGAAAAGCCTGCGGCGATTGATTACGCACATGGCATGGTTGGGGCTTACAACGTCCAGATGAAACGCTGGTACGTCGAGGACACAGTCAGCTCTGCGATTGGGCGCTGTTGCAGCGTAGTTCTAGGCACAGAGACTAAGCCTAGCCTTGAGTCAATGAAGCAAGTCGAACACATGCCAAAAGCATTTGTGGAAGAAGATCCTTGGTCAAAGCCAATTTGGGAAGAGGGCTTCACAACTGCAAAAACAGCTGTGGAAGAAATCAAAGCCACACTGGGAGAAGTGCAGGCCTCAGCTGCGCCAATCTGCGCACATGGTCACATGGTTTGGCGCACAGGCGATAAGGGCGGCAAGGCTTGGGGCGGTTATATGTGCGTCGAAAAGAGCAAGCCAAAGCAATGTCCGCCAAGGTGGTTTGTACTTGCCTCTGACGGCCAATGGAAGCCTCAGGTGTAGTCATGGGCGACTTTGAGATGATTCATTTACAGACAGGCGAGCGCCTGCGTATTGAACAAGACGGCACAGAGATACGAGACGCAGTTAATCCACCGGCAATTGAATGGTGCGATCGAGGCCAACACTTTGCAGCCAAATTAGGCGGACGTGAAGAGGGCGGCATTTTGTGGATTTGCTTGGAATGCCAAAAATGAGCCATATCTATAATCTGCAAGCAGGCTCTTGGGGCTATACCAATTGCGATTTATGTGATGATGACGTTCTCTGCAATGAGTATCTAAGAGATGACGGCCTAGTCCAATGGATCTGCAATCCATGCGAAAACAGGCTAAACCTATGATCCGCATGAGGATTACAGCTGCCGACGAATGGGCTATACACAACAGAGCTGCGCAAGTCGTGTTTTCTCTTGACGATTTGAGCACAGTCCAGCGATACAACACAAAGCTAAATAATCATGAACGCGTTACAGAGTACGCAGAATCTTTAGGCGCTGAAATGGTTGTGGCAAGGTACTTTGGCCTTGACTTTGACATAAACGTGTCTAATGGCAAACGCAACGCCGACGTGGGCAAAGGCCTAGAAGTCAAGTGGACAAGCTATATCAACGGATCTCTCATCATTTATCCAAATGATCGAGTAGATGACGTCGCAGTGTTGGTTGTAGGCAGATCGCCTGACTATCACATTGTTGGTTGGCTACCAATCAAAATGGCTATGCAAAAGCATTTTAAGAATAGCCAGCAAGACAGCTGGTGGATTGGCCAAGACAATCTCAATCCAATTGAAGATTTACTAAGGAGCAATTATGCCGCTACTCATATTTGATTGTTCAATCTGCGCCAAAATGTATGGCGACGGACGAAAGCTGCACCTACTTTCAAAGACGCCAGAGCTAACGCTTCATGAGTGGTTCAGCCAATGCTCAGGTTGCGGCTCATTCGGGATCAAGATTGTAGATGAGTCCGTTGTATTGGACAGGTAAGTTATGCACAAAAGTTATCCACAGGCATGTGCAAAGAATCGCAACGCCGGTCTGACCAGCACTTATGTCGGAACTCTTGACTTGACCCTGTACGCTGAAGCATACAAGTCACAGGAGATTTTATGATCCTCAGACAGAATGATTCTTACTCTTTCAGCATTACAGTTAAAAGACAAATAAAAAAACTGTTGCTGTTATCGGTAATCCTAAGCGCAACGGTAGGCCACAGCTCTGCCCATGCAGTCGATTATCGTGACGCTCTCAAGCTGTATGCACATAGCAGAATCGTTAATGACAGCCAATATCAATGCTTTTACAAGCTAATCACTAAAGAAAGCAATTGGCGTGTACATGCAAAGAATGGATCTCATTACGGCATAGGCCAAATGCGTAATATCAAGTACAAGAACCTTGACGGCTTTAGCCAAGTGGATTGGTCTATTCGCTATCAGAAGCACCGTTATGGCACTATGTGCAAGGCATGGGCTTTCTTCAAAGCAAAGGGATATCATTGAAATGGCAAACATAAGTGCAAGGTCAACTGGTGGCAACACAAGAGCTTGGCGCAAGATACGTGAACGGATACTGATACGTGACGGCTTCTGCTGCCAATACTGCGGAGAAGAGAATGCCACTACAGTCGATCATGTGATACCAATAAGCAAAGGCGGCACAGACGAGCCGGATAACCTTTTGGCAGCGTGTACTAGGTGCAATTATCAGAAAAAGGACAAGGTAGGCCAGTTTTTTGGACAGCCTAGGACACCTCTGACTCTT